GGTCGTCTGGACGTAGGTTGGAGGCCACTTCTGTAGCAGCCTCTATTGTAAGTGGGTGAATGTAATCAGACACGTTTGTAAAATCTATTTGTATAGTCTCCTTCCCAAGACAACGCTCTTAACGTAGCCGGGGCGGGGTGTGATGATTTAAGGATGACATCAACATTTGTATTTCTTTCATAAACAGGTATGGTTTGTATAAACTCATCAAGATATGGTGCGTCTGATACGTCGTATTCGTCTAATTGTGTAGATTCGTATACTTCTGTATAGTCAGGTTTACCAACTCTCTTGAGCGTAGTTTCATAAAGACCTATCTTACCAAAGTGTATCTTAAGTCTATGTAGTACTAACGAAGAGTTTACATCAGTTCTAGATTTACCAGCTACATTAGTAGTAGCATAAAACCTTGGAAACTTAACCTCGTACGGGTATATATAACCTATAACAAGAGTAGCACTAGACCAATTACCTACTACAGTAAGTGTAGTTCCTGACACTGTAGGTTTTGCATACCTACCTATTCGAGATGCGGTATTGTTTGTATCAATGATTACTAAATCGTGATTCGGTGTTGTAACTGTGTTTAACCACCCCACACCACTGAAGGTTGTGGTATTCGTAGCTGCGTTAAAGCTGCCGCCGCTAATAGTAGTATGATTATCCACATGTAATAAGAACTCTGTTTCATCTTGTACTATGCTTGGATCGTTTTCAGTCTGCACTAACTTTACGCTTTGTAAATAGTAATCACTATCTAAAAAGAAATACTCGTCATTTATTATAAAATGATATATTAATGGGTTGTTTAACTTCCATTTAAACCATGCAGCTTGTTGTCGTTGCTCAGATACTTGAAAATATTTGTAACCAAAGACATCATCTGAGCCAGTCTTACCCATCAATATCATAGAGTTTTCTCTAGAGTTTGTAAGTAAGTCTATATCTTTTGGCAATAATGAAGGTACAACTTTACTAACTTCCACTATAGCTGGTTCGCCTTCTCGTCGTACATTTGCCATTTCATTAAAGCGACTAAACTTACCAGAGTTATCTATGTAAGCTATAGTAGTGCCTAATGATATAGGTGCTATAGTTTCGTTATAGTTAAATGTTGATATGCTTCGTAGTTTAGCTGTGTCAGGATTTAAAACTGTATCATCTGATGCAAGTAAAAACTGTTGGTTTGTACTAAAAACCACCAGTCCTGTGTTTGTTTCTATACCATCAAATAACTCTGACGGAAACATAGATGCAGCAGATATATCAATAGGATCACTGGCTGAAATAGTAAGAGCTGTTTCTATAAAGAAATCAGGGTTTCCTAAAGTACCCGGTCGTGATGTTATTACGTTTTCTCCTGACAGGAGTGCTAGCCTGTTTCGGAAAAACAACACTTTATTAATTCGTGAGTTATGAAAACTAGGTAAAGGGTTAGTAGTGTTATCTCCAACACGTCTATCTGCATACCCAAACTGCTTGACAGTAAATGTCGTTGAGGCTGTACGCTGTATGACCAAGGGCATATTAGTTAGAGTTTTAGCTATACCCGGTTTTGCACACTCAGACCAAGAACCAGAGCCATCTTTGTTATTCTGACCGTCAAATCTGAGATAGTAGTCATCCTCTTCTGCACGTAAAGCATTAGATACTTTAACTATATAACCATGTTTACACTGGTTAGGTAGGTTTTGTACATCGTTTACAGAGGATTGAAAGGATCTCATTAGATCGTCTTCTACAACCTCTAACTGAAAAGGGTTACTGCTAGAAAAGTATATACCGTTACCTATATGTTTACCAGTTATTCCGCTAGGTAGATCTGCTATAATACCGCCAATAATAGTATCAGCAGTAACAGCTGTATCGGCATCAAAAGGTGTAGGCTCTGGTCGTATAACTCCATCACCATTAGAAGAGATTGTAGCATTTACTTGGGTAGATTCATGATCTTCTACACGTATTGTATAGTTAAAGTTTTGTGAAGCAGAGTCTAGTGTTACTGTAACAGTATCTCCTGTGACCCATCCTTCTCCGCCATGCAGTAATACTACTTCTCTATTATAACTGCATCTATAGTTTTGACCGTCTGGGCCGTTTTGATCGGCACTATAGTTAGGGCTGACCCCTTGTTGTCCCAAAGTATTGATTCTAAATATTAGATTTTTTTTAGAACCTTGATCTATACTAAATACCTGTGTACCTATACCGGGGCAATGGCCTGTACCATCTGACTCGTCTAGTGTATCACTCTGTATCTTAACACGTGTAGCTCGTGTAACAGTCGTGACTGTAGTGTTACTGCCATGTAAGTTTATACCATACTGCCTACCGTTCTCTGTACGTAGCAGTTCTAGAAACCCGAAGTGAGCATCTGGTGTAGTATCTGTAGTTCCCGTTGTCCCAACGAGAGTGTTAGCATTAGAAGTATCACGGTTATTAACAAAGGTGGTGTCATTGATAGTAAGAAATTGTAAGTTTTCTGGTGTACCTGTTTGAAGGTAGTTTTGTATAGCTGTCTGCCCACCTGTGCCGTAAGCTGTAGTCATCTTTTGACCGTCGCTGCAACGCCACACACGTACCTGACCATCAGCCGCTACTTGACCTATATAAGATCCTTCAGTCTCGTCACGAAAATAATGAAACCACGAACCACCACTCTGTACATCGACTAGCTTATCAGTTCCGATTCTTTTAGCACCCGGCCTTTTAAATAGCCCTCTGGTTATGTCTGGTATTGCGTTTGTAACCTCTGCTACCTGACCGGGAAATTTAAGCTGGTCAGGCTGTTCTGACATTCCTAGCGAGTATTGAGGTATAGTTTGTGTTATGCCTGCCATTAGCGTCTTCTTAGATTTTGGAAGGGTTGATAGGTTCTATAGTTAGTGCCATCTTCAAAGCCAAACATGGTGTGATCTGCTTGATTGCACTCATACTCCATGAGAGCTGCACGAGATAAAGCCTCTTGCTGAGCCAATAATTTTACAAGTTGTGGGTTAGTGATTAGTTGTGTAGCAGCTGCTCTCGATGCTCTATATGTTATGTATCTTCTAAATGCAGTAGGTAAGTCTTCAAAACTGTATAAACGTACAACATCTAGAAACACACTACCTGTAAATACATCAGTATGCTCATGCTTGTCGTATAGAAAACCATTACGACGTACGAGATCCTTACTTCTATCGAAACGGTTATCATGTAGATCCATAGATAGTATATCATTACCTATAGCAATCTTACCGTTTATATCTATAGCAAACTCTACATGTTTTTCTGTGTTAAAATGCCACCCCTCTGCCTGCGTGTCTACGTTGGCATCGCGGAGTAGATTGTAAATTACTGATATTTCTGGGTTGTCAAAGTTGAGTGTTGTCAAGGGTGATTGACCTATAGCCCCCAGTATATTATTTACTGCGGACAGTTCTGTGTCGATGTCAATAGTTGTGGAAGCCATAAGAAAAAAGGGGAGCCGAAGCTCCCGTATAAAATGTAAATTAAGCGTTAGCTGGGTATGTAGTACCAAACGCAGCAGGCTTAGTTGTTGTTCCAGCGAACAATTCAACAGAAGCAGCTGGGTTTAAGAAGTCTGCACCCATAGCTAGACGACCGAGTATCACGTCACCTTGGTATACAACAGACACATCTCCACTTGTTACTTGAACTTGTGGGCCTACAGCTTCGACAACAGCAGCAGCTTCTCTTTGGAAGATAAGGCCACATGAGTTAGCGAAGTTTGAAGCTTGTCCGTAGTTGTTGTTAATACCAGAAACAGAAGCTCTACCGTCTTCTAAACCTACGTCAACAAAGTCACCAGTGTTGCCGGGGTTTGCAGTTGCAAGGTCAGTACCAGCTTGAGCACCAGATGATGGAGCATACTTTGTACCATACTTGCTGAAGAATGGGATGTTCATTGACTTGAAGATCTGGATACCAGCGATCTCGATGATGCCATTACCAGACTGCAATGCGTCTCCTCTTTCGTTACGGTTGATTAAGCCGTTTGTCTCTATGTTCTGTATAAGTGCATAGTACTGTCTTGGGTTAAGAACAGCCACTCTGCCGTCGCCAGAAACTCCTTTCTCGTCAAGAGCCGCAGCAGCGTCATAGAAAGCGTTGATTAAGTGTCCTGAGTTGTACGCATCGTCTGCGTCAGATCCACCACCAACTTGGATTTGTGTTCCACCGGGCTCTGCAAAGTTAGTCATAGAAACAGGAGAAGCCTGTCTAGCACCCTTTGTTACGGCACGGAAGATTAATCTGTCATACTTCTCTGCGAGAGCATAACCGATCTTCTTGGAGATCTCTCCTCTCAAGTCATAGTGTGCAAGTGTTTCATCTAGCTCGTACACAAATGCTGAACTGATTAAGAGATCGTCGATTGTCACTGTCTTTTCAGCGACTGGAGGAGCCTTTTGGTCGTTACCTAAAATGCTCTGGCCGGGTACATGGTACTCAGCTGTGGTGCGACCAGTATAGATGAACTGCATACTCTTACCTGATGTAAGTGTACGCTTCTGTACTAGGTCACGTGCGATGGTGTTTCTT